TGTCTGACGTTGTAACAGGGTCACCGTGCGAGCCGGTCTCGCCCATCAGCTCCCACGCGGAGTTCAGGTACATCCACTGGTCGTACTTGTCATCGTCGGTCGAGCCGCTTACGCGAGGCGTGAGGTACATAACCCCGGTCTTGCCGGTTATCGTCGGCTTGTTGTGCGTGTTGTCGGTTGTCTTGGCGTACTGCGACGAGGAAAGCACGGAGAACGTCATGCCTTTGGCAGCAGCGTTGTTCTGTGCTTGGTCGGCGTTGTTCTTCGCCTGAGCTGTGTTGTTCGATGACTGAGCAGAGTTGTTCGACGTCTGTTTCGAGTTGTTGCTCGACTGCGCGTTGTTGTTGGACGTCTGTGCGCTGTTGTTCGACGCCTGCTTTGTCTCGCGTGCGCTCTCGGCGCTGACCCTAGAGTTCTCAGCCGCCACTCGCTTCTTCTCGGCATCCGTTATGGCGGCGTTTGTGTCGGTGGCAATCTTCATGATGTTCGCCGACACCTCTGGCTCAGCGTTGGCGATGATTGTCGCCATGTCCTCCACGGTGGCTATCCGCTTAACGACTCCTGGCGAGAAGCACATGTAGAGCGAGCGCCCGCCAGTGCCGTTCGGGTCGGACTCGAGCACGATTGCCCACTCGCCGGGCATGAGCTTCGACGGGTCGAGCAGCTCGTACTTTCCCCTTCGCATCTGTATTGCCACTTATCGCACCTCCCGTTTGCTCTGAGCTGATTGTCATGTCGCGCACGAATCACTGCGTGCCCAATTGGCAAAAAGACAGGGGCACAGGCGCTTGCCCATGCCCCAAGTTGGTGTCTATATGCCCAACTACTGCTTGCGTAGATAGGTGGTGCCGGAGAGCGTGCGTACGGCGACGTAGCGCTTCTTGCCAGAGCGTCCCGTGTACCGACCCCAGATGCACCCGTTTGCTGTGGCCGAGTATCCGTCGAGCGTGACCGTCTGGCCCTTGCGGTACTTTGCCACGACGGCAGACGCCGTGGTCGGTGCGGAGCGCACGTTGAGCGCGTTCGCCACGCAGGTGTATCGACCAGCTGGCACTGACGCGCTCGCAGCTGGCTTCGCGGCCTGCTTCGCGGTGGTGCCGACCTTGCGCAGGTACTCCATACCGCCCGTGGTGCGGACGGCGACGTAGCGTGTCTTTCCGGAGCCACCCACGTAGCGACCCCAGACGCAACCATCTGCGACCGTGGCGCTGCCGTCGAGCACGACGGTCTCGCCGCGCTTGTACTGAGCGACGGCCTTGTATCCAGTGCCAGCGCCCGCGCGGACGTTGAGCGCATCCACGACGCACTGGTAGGTGCCCGCAGGGACGGACGTCGACACCGTGGCGTCGTGGACGGCGGCCTTGCTGGCGCCCGTGGGCTGTCCTCCGACGTATCGGTATGCCCAGCTCCAGGAGGACGGATTAAGCGCGCTGTAAGACGATTCCCATCCCGTCTGGTCGCCCTTCACGCCGCTAATGGTGTGGCGCTCAGAGATGCGGAAACCAGCCTGCATTAGCTTCCCGCCGACGCTGACCACCATCTCCGTGTGCCCTCTGCGGAGCAGCACATCACCGACACGGAGGTCTCCGAGGCCAACGGACGCAAAGCCGTGGGCCTTGAGCAAGGACGCCTCGTTGCCGGTCCACATGTAGCAGCCGCGCGGGAGCACTCCCGCCGCAACGTAGCACATTCGGACCGCTTCGGAGCAGTCGTAGTCGCCGCCGTGGACGGTCGTGACAGTACCGTCAGAGAGCCTGAGCGTCTCGATGGTGCCGTCGCCAGCGCGGGCGGGTTGGCTGTAACCGTGAGCTGAGTGGGTCACGAGGTGCAGCATGATTTCAGCCGCGCGGGAATTGTACGTCAATGCCACTGCTTATCGCCGTCCTTCATGTCGCAATCCCTCTCGTACACATCGTGCTCCACGTGGAGACACCGAGGGCACTGCCAGTCCTGACGCGCCGGGTCCGTCACCTTGTTGAGGACCTCGACCATCTGAGAGCCGCACATGCAGCACGTCCTACCCTTCGGCAACCTACTCAGCCTCATTGGAGTCATCTCGCGGACGGTCGTACGCAGCTGCCTGAGCAGAGTCGCCGAGCGTCGCCGTCGTTGGGTCGTTAACTACGCCGATGATTGCGAGCACAGCGAACAGTGCGTTGACTACGCCGATAAGCTCCTGAGAAACCTGCGTGTAGTCCCACGTCACTCCGAAGCAAGCGAGCACCGCCTGCACGAGCAGCAGCGATGCGGGGATGAGCGCGAGCCAGAAGTTCTTGTTGTAAGCGCGTACCTTCCAGTTAATCACTTCCACCAACCCTCTCGTCCGGTTCCTGCATAATGTCGAGGCGATGCTGTAGCTCTCGAGTCGCGGAGAGCGCATCCCTCGCCGTTGCCTCGACGTTCTCAAGGCGCACTGCCTGCTGCGTGAGCTGGATTGCGTGCGCCTTAATGTCTGTCTTTAGCTCTGAGACCTCCTTGCGAGTCGCTGCCGAGTCCTGATTGCCAAGGAGCACGGAGGCCTTTAGGTCGCTAATCTTGTCGAGCATCTGCTCCGTCTTGCCCTCGTTCGAGCGCTGGTTGTTGCGTATTGCTATTGTGATGGTCGCTACTATCGTCAGTACTGAAACTAGCAGCTGCGCAATCCATGGTTCCAAGTCAGACACCAATCTCTCGTAACCTAAGAGCATTGAACAGCCACGAAGAAGAATCCGCGTGCGTACGATTTGAGTCGTTAGCACGGGATTGCGAGGAGTTGGCCGCTCATTATTGTTACTGTCGCGGGGTTTTTAATGTCAGACGCCTTACCGGGCCACGAGTTGTTCTCGCCCCGCCAGCTTATGTCTGCCCAAATCTCGAACTTGTAGTGTTTGAGCGGCGACAGAGAGTCAACTGTATAGTTGGTGTTCTTAGTCCTGCTTGTGCCATATGTTGAAGTGGAACTCTTCGACGGGGAGTAATCGTACGCCCCAAAGGCGTAAAGGCCTATGCACTTCTCTTCGTCGCTCTTCTTATAGGAGAACTGCTTCCCGTCCTCGATAATAGAAAGATATATCGTTACGTTCCCGCTAACGTAGAGAGTGTCCACATAGTCTATCGTCCCCCTGTTGTTCACGTTCAGGTCCCATATGTGCGTGTCTATCGACTCGTATGCAGAGTACGTAAACGCTATGTTCCCACCGTATCCAGAAGATACTTTCCCAGACACGATTGTCACGTGCTCTACTTCACGCTCTGCTCCGGAGACCATCTCGCTCTGTGTGAACTGGTTCGTATATTTGCTCTGCTGCTTTACGCTTAGCGGAGAGGCAAGTATCGCGTTTGACACCGGTATCATCTCAGACTTGTTGTATGGGTTTGCCACTTCCATGCACGTAGGAACGCCTGCTCCAATCCTCACGCGGACGTTCCCGTCGTTGTCTGTGACCGCGTACGTACCGGAGTTTATGTGGCTCGCGTCGATGCCAACGGCGTATATCCTGTCCAGAATCGCCGTGCCTGTCGCGGTGATTCCGTAGGCCCACGTGGCGCCTCCGTCCGTTGATACCGACACGGCAAGCGAGTTCATCTTCCAGATAATCTGCGAGGCGGCAATCGTCGGCTTGTCGTGGAGGTAGTAGACGGTAGAGCCATCAGATAGCGTCTCTTCGGTGTGGAACAGGCCGCTATTTTTCTCAGTGATTCGCTTCTCGAGGTCCTCCTTCGCAAGCTCGATGGCCGTCTGCGCCCTCTTTACCTCGTTTCGAGCGGCGACTATTGCCTGCGTTGTTGCCGACGCACCTGCCGCGCTGTTCCTAGAAGCCGACTTGGCCGAGCACTTGAATGTCTCTGAGTTGTTGACCGTTAGCTTTAGGCTCGTGACGTATGACGTGTGCATCGCGCCGGTGTAGTCAGACACGACAACCGGGTCTCCGGCCTCGATTGACGGGTCTGACGGCGCCGTTGCCGTGAACGGCCTGAGCTTCATACCGCCAATGCGCTTGTAGAGTGCCTCTGCGCAAGCCTTTGCGGTCCCATACTTGACGAACGGGTTGTTGGTAATCGAGATTACGTACCCCTCTGAGCCAGCGAGGTAAGTCTCGCCGTCAGCACCGTTCGTCTCCTTGCCGTTTTCGTCTGTCTTGACCTCGTTCTGGGCCTTGACGCTGACTCCCGTCACCACGACGTCATCGGTCATCACCGTCACGCTCTTTGGCCGATAGATGTGACCTACGCCATCGTTCGACGTGAACGAGCCGCCGTCGTACGTGTCGCCTGACGAGTAGTCTGAGAACAATCCTCCGTCTGCCACGGAGCCTGTGTTGTACGGGGAATCAGAGCCAGAAAAGTCTCCGCCATCGAGCCATGACTCTTGCTCGAGCGATGAGGTCTTGTACCAAGAGATGAACGCGCCGCCAAGCGAGTCGCATCTAATCCAGCCGCCCATGAGCTGAGCTAGGTACGAAACGACCTGCAAGCATGAGTAGTCGGTGTTCTTCGGAGCCTCAGTTATCGTCGGGTTGTACGCAGGTGTGAAATCGTCGTGTGAGAAGAGCACGCCGTTCTTGGTGAATATCCTCTCAACCAAATCTATTGCCGAGCACGGATACGAGACGTCGATTGTAGACAGCTTGCCCTCAAGCTTTGTTAGGTAGTCTAGGCAGCTCAGCTGTATTGTCCCGCCGTACGAGTCAGGCTGGTCAACGACGTACGTGCCTTTGCGGAGCCACTCTGTTGTAGGCACAGTATGCTCAGAGCTAGCCAGTACCACCTGAGAGCCGTAGGACCACACGGGATTCGAGACCTCTATGTCGCCGGTTGCGCCGCTAGAGTTTAAGCCGAGTCCCGTTATCGTCATCCCGGACGGAACGACGCATGTAGCCTCGAAGCGTTGCCACTGGTCTGCAGGCGTCCAATGCGGAAAGCCGGTCCAGTTAGTGTTGCCAGCCGCGTCCATGTACTCGACATATGGCATCAGAAAGCCCTTGTCTGCCCCACGCAGCGACGCTCCCATGTGGACCGTCTGGTTCTCCGTAAATGCCGAAGCCACGGCGATTGTGCTGTAAAAATCACCAGTAGACTTTCCCACAAGGTGCACGCCGTTGGCATCTGGCTTGAAGTTCTCCGTTGACGTGTTCCAGAGGTTAGCGCTCATGAGAGCACCCCCCCCGGCCAGCGTCTCGCCCTCGGTGGGCGCCCATGCGGCAGGAGTGTCACCCTCGACCAGCATCCACCGACAGCGCAGGTCTACGGTCGCCCCTCTATTGATGATTGGCCCCCATATCTGGAAGCCCTCTCTGTACGAGGCGAGTGTCGATTCGTCCACGGAGAACGAAACGCTGACTCTATTCGCGTCAATCCATTTAACGGACTTATACTTATTTGTGGAAAAGCTTGAAAAAAGCTGGAAAGTGCCACGAGTGTTAACGCCGTCTGGTACGCCGCCGTCGAATTCCACCGAGAGCGTATATGTCTTTCCTGCCTCTACGGGTATTTCGTAAGACTTGTACGCCCTCCATCCAATGATGTTGGTCGCGGTGCCGCTCACGTGGTACCAGTCTCCGTCCCACGCGAAGCTGATGCCGTATATGGTATGGTCATCGCCGCGCATACTGCGAGTAAGAAGGTTCGGGTACTGAAAAGTCTGCATCATGCCTCCAGCCTGCACTCGACGGTCTCTCCCGCCGCGCACTTGCACTCCGCGCCCGTGGCGATGAGCGTGCCGCCCTTATACCAGCGGAGGATGCCGAGCTTGGCGACTTCTTCGCTCGTAAGCTCGTCGCCATGGAGCCTCACTATCGCCCGCATGTTGCCCTCTCCGTCATCTTTGACAGTGACGCTCAGGCCGTCGCTCTCTTCACCGCGCGTCTCAGCGTCGCCGAAGCTCTTGCCGACGTACGGTATGAGCATCGCGTTAGTGAAGTCGTACTTGTCAAAGCGCCTGTCGTGGTTGTTGAGCGTGATGCTGCACTTGCCTATGACTGCCGAGCCTATGTCGAATGACTGGTCTGAGCTTGTGGCCTGCTCGTATGAGAGCGCGGTTATGTCATCGCCGGTAAGCTCCTTGACCGTCCCGTCAGCGAGCTTTAGGCTCGCCTTCACGAGCAGCGTCGAGTTCTCGAGAAGCGCCTTGCTGAACTCTGTTGATATCGCCTGCATTGGCTACCTCTCGATAATGTCGAACGACAGCTCTTGGAATCGCGTTCCTCCGAGCGTGTTGTACCAGCGGAGTGGAGCAGAGCGGTCACCGACGTAGAACTGCCTGACGGACATTGCGTCTTCCATGGCATCGAAGTACCGCACCCAGACGTACTCTGGGTTGAACGCCCTGAGGATGCGCCCGACAGCAGCGTGGTCTGGGTTGCGCCACGCGAGTCCAATCTTCCGTTTCTGCGTGATTCGCTGCTTGTACATCGTCGCCCCGGCGTCTATCGTTCGCCCGGCGTCCGTGCCGCTCACGTCGTTGAGTCCCCAAGAGAACTTGTACGGGTCCGGGTGAATCTCGACGAGGTGACCGGAATCCGTACCTACCGCAAGAACAGCCGACATTCCGGCCACCTCCCAGCTAGTCGAAATCAATCTCGACGCCGCGCCTGCGCAGGCTGTCCCTCCCGCGGGCAGTCGCCCTCGCAAGCTCCTCGCCATCGACGCGGAGAACGAGCGTCTCCGAGCCTCCGGCCTCGTTCGAGCCGCCGCCCATCGACACGGACAGCATTCCGCGCTCGACGGCCTCGGCTATTGCCCTCATGGCCGCATCATCGACCGTGACTGGACCTCCTGCGTGCGAGGTCGTGACATTGGTGTCGAGGGCAAACGAGCGCCGCGCTATCGCCGTTCGAGCCGCAGCGTACGTGCTTCCTATCGCAGAGGACACCGTGTCAGCCATGCGCGAGCCGTCGAACGTTGACGCGAACCCGTTTCCGAGCGAGGAGCCGAGGCGCTTGCCAGCAGCCTCCATGTTCCCAACGGAGTCGATTGCCGCGTCAGCGATTCCAGCAGCCTTCTTTGACACGAAGGACTTGGTGTCATCGATGCCGATGCCGTAACCCTGACCGAACCAGCGTCCCGAGCGCTTCATCACTCGAGACGGTGACGCCGACGCCTGCGCAGAGTTGACTGCACTGATTGCCGCCATGGCGGTGTTCCAAGCGCTCCTGTAGACATAACTCCACGTCGAGCTTATTCCGTCTCCGTAGCCATAGCCGAAGTTCTGTCCGGCGCGGTACGCGCTTGGTGAGCCGATTCCGTCCTTGGCTCCGTTTGCGACGTCCTTTCCGGCCCTGCTTGCGGCATCCTTCTTCGACGAGACACCGCTTACGAACGAGTCTCCGAGACCCTTTCCAGCGTTCCTTGCCCCATTGGTCCCGGTGCTGCTCGAGAGCGATGACGTCGACGCGCTTCTCACCTTGTCAGCTGCGCTCTTTGCGCTGCTGCTCGTTGACGAGACGCCGCTGACGAACGACTTGCCGAGCTTGCTGCCAGCGCTCTTCGCGCTTGACGTGCTCTTCGAGAAGGCAGTAGCAACGTCAGACGAGACCGATTGAGCGGCCTTTACGGCAGATTGCTTGCCGCTGGTAACTCCGCTCGCAAGCGAGTCGGAAAGCTTCTTGCCAGAGGACTTCGCCTTGCTCTTAGCAGAGTCGCTGGACGCGCCGTCTGCGGCAGCTGACGCAACGTCTGAGCCGCTCTTCTTGGCCGACGCCTTGCTGCCGCTCACGCCCTTTGCAACGCTGTCTCCAACGCCCTTGCCAGCGGACTTTGCCTTGGACTTCGAGCCTTCCGACGATGCGCCCTTCGCAGCCGCGTCAGCGAGTCCGGAGCCAGCGCTCGTTACCGTTGCCTTGCCGCCAGAGAGCGCCTGACCCATGGACGCACAGAGGACGTCTCCGCCCTGCTTTCCGAGGTCGGCGAACTCCTGCTCCTTGGCGCTTCCGGAGGTCACAAGCTCGTGGAGCGCAGCGGAGAACTTTGCCGGGCCTCCCTCCTCGAGGGCCTGAATGAGCGCGTCGTTGGAGCTGAGGCCTGTGTCATGCATGAGCTGCTGCATGTCCTGAGACCACTGCTTCTGCGTCTCGATGTTCGAGCGCAGGTTGTTCTCCATGTCGCTCAGCGACATTTGCGTGCTGGTGTCAATCTTGTCGAACGAGTTGATTGTCTTGTTGGTGAAGTCATCCTGCTTGCTCTTGAGGTCATCGAACGTTGTGCCGATGTTCTCGAGGTGCTTCGCCCAGTCCTTCACGCTGTAGCCGGAGAGCTTTATGGCGTCGCGGAGGTTGTCGTGAGACTTGTCGTACTCGTTGATGGAATCGACGTTGTTCTTGATGCGCTGCTGCTCTTCGGAGAGGACCTTGTTGGCTTCCTTCGTGGTGTCAGTGACCTTGCCGGTCGCGTCTGCGGTACCGGTGAGCTTCCCCCACATGTCGCCGAGCCACCCGACAACGTTTCCTATCGCACCGACGAGCTTTCCGAGCCAGCTGAGTACGGGGACGTCCTTGACGAGGTGCTGGAACCCGTTCGCAACGCTGCGAATCCAGTTCGTCAGGTCGGTGAAGTGGGCGATAATCTCACCGAGAATTGTGACGAGTATCATGCCCGGAATGGCGTCCATCGCGGCGGATAGCATCGTCGTTGCCGCCGTAGCAGCCTTCTCGCCTACCGACAGTGCGACGGACGCGGCGGTTGCCGCTCCCTTCGCCGCCGTTCCGGATGCAATCTTCGCAGCAGCACCAGCAGCGCTCGTCCCGAGGCCCTGCGTTGCTATCGCCGATGCGTCCTCCTGAGTGGCGAACGCCGAGGACGAGAGCTTGGCAGCATCCATCTCCGTCTTGCCGCGCTGTATCTTCTCGTTTGCTGCGGCAATCTTAACGGCGAGCTTCGCGTGGGCCGTCTCGAGCAGACCGGCCTTGTCTCCCAAGTTCTTGTATTCCGACGTCGCGTTGCGCGTCGCGACCCTCGCGTCAGCGAGCTTCTTGACGTTGCTGTCCAGAGACGAGCGCAGCTTGTCGTGGTAGTTCCTAGCCCTATCGACAACGCTGTTCGACTCGGAGAGTCCGCTCCTGAACCCGTCTACGCCCTGCTTCGTGTAGACGAACTTGACTGCCATGTCTGACAGCTTGTTGTTGACCTTCTCAGAGAAGTCGTGGACCTTCTGCATGGAAGGCGCAAGGGCCGTCCCAAGCTCCTGCGAGAGGAGCCACGCGCTGTCGTGGAGGTTCGTGAACGCCCCGCGAAGCCCGTCGTACACCCCCCTCGTCTGGCCTGCCTGAGCGTTGTGGAGCGCAAGCCTGTTCGCGAGGTTCGACAGCGCCGTCGATATGCCGTTGAGTCCGGACGATATAGCCCCGCCGAGCGCCCATGCGGCAAGAGCGGCTCCAAGCCCGTGAGCTGCGATTATCGCGCCATCGGAGTTCAGGAGCACCGTAAGAATGTTCTGGATACCGGTGTTGAGGCCCTTGAACGTCGCCGCTGCCGCATCAAAGAGCGGGTCAGCCACGGCCCTCGCAAGCGAGAGAACGAGGTTGGCACCATCGCCAGCAGCCTTGCCGAGGTTCGCTAGCGCCTGCGTGTTGTTGATGAACCACGTCTGCCAGCTCGACAGAACGTCGATGCACACCTTGATTGCACCGCGCAGCTTGTCGCCAATCCATGCGACGAGCGGCAGTATCGCCTCGCGCGAGAAGTTGCCGACGAGCGTGCCGACACCGTTGAGCGCCGCAGAGAACGTGTTCATCATCTGGGCTGCGAGGTCGAATGCGTACGCTGCCGTCTCAGGGAAGTTGAACGCGACTGCTATCGGGCCGAGAATCTCGACAACGTTCCTCGCGAAGTTCGAGAACAGGTTCACGGCAGCGACAAGCTCGTTCGCCATCGCTCCCGCAATGTCGAGTCCCTTGAACTGGTTGCCTATCGCATCAACGGTCTGCTTGACAGCCTCATAGAGCGGGTCGAGCGCCATTGCGGCACGCTTTGCGACGTCCATGAGGGCGTTGAATATGTCATCGCCTATGCCCTTGGCGTTGCCGAGGAAGTCGTAGGTCTGGATTGGCATGGCTCCGCCGCCGCCACCGGCGCCGCCTCCGCCTCCGGCTCCGCCACCGGAGCCTCCGCTTCCGCTTCCGCCACCGGAGCCACCGGAGCCTGAGCCTCCGTTCCCGCCGAGCGCCTTTGACGTGTTGTCGCTGAGCTTGTTAATCTCGTCGAAGGAGAGGACCTGACGCTTGAGTTCCTTGACCTCCTTTGCGGCCTGCTTAGCGGCGTCTCCTATTCCCTTGTACTTCTGCGCAGTCGGGTTCTTGCTGCCGCTTCCGCCGCCGCTTCCTCCGGTGTCGCCACCGCCAGACGGAAGCGATACGCCATCGTCTCCGCCTCCGCCGCCGCCGACGCTCGTCCCGCCGCCGTAGTTGACCGCCGCAATCTGCGCGCCTCCCGTGAGGTTCGCAATCATGTTCGCGAGCGTAGCGACAACCTTAGCCGCCGCAATTGCCGCTGGCATGATTGCCTTAATCATCGGCAGGAATATCGTTCCGATTGACTTGGCGGCGTTCCTGACGTTGCTCTGGAAGACGCGGAGCGCGTTTGCCGGAGAGTCGAGCGTGCGCGCCATGTCGCCCTGCGCCCACGACACCTGCGAGAGCATGGCCTTGTAGCGCAGCATTGCCTTCTCGGCCTGCGTCATGGACTCGACGTTCTCGTCGATGCCCATTGCCATGGCCTCTTCCTTGAGCTTCGCCTCGGAGAGGTCGAAGCCAAGCTCTCGCAGCGGCCTAATCTGGCCCGCGAGTCCTGCCTGAACCTTCTCCATGGCGTCGCTCTCGGAGATGTTGTAGAACGACGCGAGGTCGTACGAGAGCTGGGTGAGCTGCTGGCCCATGGTCGCCGCCCTGTCGGTGGCGATTCCCATGCCTCGAGCCATCGTCGTGAACGTGCCCTCAGAGCGGAGGAAGTCCTGCGGGGCGATTCCGAGCGCCTGATAGACCTGATTCGCGTACTCCTTGGCCTGTCCGGCGTAGTCGCCCATGGCGACGTTGACGAGGTTCATGTCCTCGATGTACTTGTTCGCCTCGTTGATGAGCGAGCCTATCGAGCCAGCAATGGCCTTCATGCCGTTGCGGACAATCGAGAACACGGTGATTGTCGATGCGAGGTTAGCGAGCCTCTGGCGGAACGACTCTGTGTGCGATGATGCCTCGTCCGTCGCCGAGGTTATCGTCCTGAGGTTACGGGACGCCTGAGAGCCGAGTCCGCTGTAAGACGAGCGTATCGCGCTAATCTTCTGTGGCAGTGGACCGAGCGCCGTTGAGAGCTGCCTAGCGTCCTCAGCAACCTGCTTGAAGTCGGTGTTGTGTAGCGCCTGAGCCGCCTCTGGGAGACGTCTCAATGCGTTTATGGTCGTAGATATGGAGGAGGACTTGACCTTGGAAAGCTCGTTGAGGACCTCCGCGAGCTGATGAACCTTTGAAGGCTCAATCTTCGCCTCGTTGAGCGCGTTCGCACCCTCGGCAACGCGCTTGAGCCTAGTGCCGAGCGTCGATTCGACGTTCTTGCCTTGAAGCTCTCCGACACCCTTCGCGAGCGCGTTGAGTGCGCTCACGTTCGACAGGCCGCTTATGCTGCTGGAAATCCTGTTAATCTGGTTCGCGAGGCTCGAGGACACCTTCACGCCGTCGAGCTTCTTCACGGCGTTCGCCACGCCGCTGAGAGTGTTGGCTGCGGACCTCTTCGAGCCTACCGAGCCAAGGGCGGCGGACAGCTTCTCCAACGAATCCGCAGCCGGACCCACCTTGCTCTTGAGGGAGCCAACGTCATTAGAAAGGCCGCGCAGCTCGCTCTTGGCGCTCGCGGCCTTTGCCTCTATGCTGATTCTGAGCTGGTCAATGCTTGCGTCGGCCATGTTGTCCCCGTTTCCGGGGGTGCAGCCACCATCGCCGAAACTGTCCTCCTACTGAGGTCCGTGTGCGAGAATCCACTCGGCGAACCTCTGGTGGTCTGCCTGCTCGTTGATTGCCCTCGTGGCCGCGTCAACAGGCTCTTCCTCGCCCTCGTGGCCGTACGGGCGCTCCATCCAGTCATCGGCCCTGTCCTTGCCCGAGAACGGGTTGAGCACTGCCGACGCGCGGAGCAAGGCGTCGTAAACGTACGCGCCGGACTGCCACCTCTCCCAGTCTCGGCGCTCTGCCCCGAGCCTCTCGGCCTCCCTGTGCGCAGCGAAGAGCCAAGGGTCCCCGTACCAGAACTCCTCCGCAGTCATGCCCATCGAGAGCGCGACCGGGAGAGCCTCTGAGAACAGGTGGTGTATCGGCTCTGGGCCGTCGTACCCTTCGCCCGGAGTCGTGTCCGCTACACCAGACGGAACTTCATGCGGCTCTCGGTGATAGGGTTTCCGGTGATTGCGCGGACGCCCTGAGTGAACAGCACGCTCATGTAGGAGATGAGCGTCTCCTTGTCGCCGATGGCCTCCCACAGCTCGAGGGCCTCGTCGAAGGTCATCTTCGGCTGGTCGCTCTTGAGTCCGGGGAGGACGAAGTTATTCACGAACTGCTCTGCGCCGTGGAGCGTGCCCTCGGCAAGCTCCTCCTGAACGCTCTCGATTGTGGTCCCGTTGGACTCCATCTTGCGAACGACTGCTCGAGGGTAGCGGATGGTGTACTCGTTGCCGTCCCCATCGTCGATGACGATGTGGTCGTGAGTGCCGACCTCCTCGACGAGCTTGTCAAAGTCCGACTTCTCATTGCGTGCCATTTACTCGTTCCTTTCCGTTGGGGTGCAGTCCTATCGCTTCTCGCGCCTTGATTACGCGCCAGCAGGCTCGACGGTCACGGGCTTGGTGCCTGCGGAGATGTAGGTCTTCATCTCGCGGACCTTGTTGACGCCGCCGCCGGTGAGGTAGGTGGTAGAGCCACCCTTCCACACGAAGATGCCGTCGTGGCCGTCAGGCGTGGTGCCGTCTGCCGCAGCGCCGAGGTAGAGCGCCCACCACTCGTCGTTGCCCTTCTCGTCGATTGCCTTCATGGAGGCGTAAGATTCCTTCGTGTAGTTCGCGGTGAACTCGAACGAGTCGAGCTTCTGGACGCCGTTGACCGTAGTCTGCGTATCTTCGGAGAGCGTGGTGGTCTCGATGGTGTCAGGCTTGCCACCCATGTCCGGGTAGTCCTTGATATCCATGACCTTCTTGAACTTGGTGAGGTCGGAGCTGGTCGGGGCGGTGCCGGTGATGGAACCCTCGAGGTGCATGAGGTAGGTGTGGATTGTGCTGGTTGGGGTCTTGCTTGCGGTGAGTGCCATGTTGGACTCCCTTTCTACCAATTGGCTGTCGTGCCAGAGGCGTCAACCGATGCACGCCACGTGGCCGTCAGCCTTCTTACTGACGTGTCGGCGTTTGGGACCTCAGATAGGTTCGAACGCCTGAATCCGAGTCTGTAGAACGCCTCGTCCGCTACCGAAATGATGGCCTTGGCCTCCTGCACGCTCGTGCCCGAGTAGGCCTCCGCGACCACCTTCGTCCTCGTCCAGACCTCCGAGCCGGAACTGTCATCCGTACCTGGGGTTGGAGACGGGAACGAGTAGCTGAGGTACAGGGCAGGAAGCTTCCTGTCCTTCGAGTTGACTGGCGCCGTGGTGACGAAGCAGCTTGGGAACTTGGCCCTTACCTGCTCCCTCACGTACGACGTGTACTTTGCCGAGAAGTCGTTCATTTCCTTGCCCCCATGACGTAGGAGAGCATCACGGAAGCGGCCTCGTCGCGGATGGCCTCTGCGCCTGCGGCCATGAATCCCTTGCCGCTCTGGCCGTGGGTGAGGTGGAACTCGCCGTTCTTCGGGTACACCCAGCCCTCCTCGCCCTTTCCGGAGGCGTTGACCTCGTAGCCTGCGCCAGACATTGCCTTGGTGTCGAACTGGTCTCCGGAAGGCGTCCCGATGCCGGTGCCGAACTCGACGAACGCCGCATACGGAGCGCTCGCAACTACGTC